CAGCAGCAAATAAATATTTGTACATGGCTACAGGTGCAGCAACCGATGCTAACTACACAGCAGGAAAAATATTAATAGAATTTTTTGGCTACGAATAGGGGGATAACAGATGGCTCTTTCTAAAGCAGATGTAAATAACATAAACGTTACAGCAGTAGCTAGTAAAGCTATTAAATTTAATTCTGGCGCAGATGGATTTGAAACAGGAAATCTTGGTGGTAGTATGGTTTTAATTAAAACTGTAACAGCAAGTAATGTTTCTAATATTACTTTTATTCATGGTAGTTCAGATGTTGTATTTGATAGTACATATTCATTTTATGTTATAAAATTAATTAATTGCAAACCAGCAAGTGGTGCAAATTTAAAATGGAACACAACAACAGATGGATCAAATTTTAATGTTGTTGTTACTAACACAACTTTTGTTGCAGAACATTCTGAAAATAACAGTTCAGTTGCAAGATTAGCTTATTCAACAGGCTATGATGATGCACAAGCTGCTGATCCTTATTTAGCTATTATTAATAAAGGTGGTTATAATACTGGAGCAGATGCTTCTGGAAGTGGAGAAATAAAAATATTTAATCCAAGTTCAACTACATTTGTTAAACATTATATGTCAAGAATAAATGGCATGAGTGAATATCCCGGAAGTTCAGATTGTTACACAGCAGGATATTTTAATACTACTTCTGCTTTAACAGGATTTAGAATAGAAGCACTTGCACAAAATATTACTGGAACAGTAAAACTTTATGGAATAACATAATGGCAATATCTAAATTTAATTATAACAGTTTTAACGTGACACCTGTTGCAAGTAAAGCTTTAGCATTTGATGCAGATGCTGATGGATTTACTACGGCAAGTGGTAGTTCAATGATTTTAATTAAAACTTTAACAGCATCTTCTTCTGCAAATTTAAGTTTTGTAAATGGAAGTTCGGATGTCGTATTAGATGATACTTACCCTGTTTATAAATTTGTATGTATTAATTGTCATCCTTCTCAACAAGGTGGAGATGGAGATGAATTTTCAGTAGGTTTTAGAGATGGTAGTACAGCTTATGACGCATCAAAAACTTCAACTTTTTTTAGTGCAGTACATGGAGAAGATGGTGGTGGTGGTGCTGTAGCTTATAGAACATCACATGATCAAGCAAATGCAACAGGTTTTCAAACTTTAACTGTTGATAACGATGCTGATAATGATGTTTCAATTTCTGGAGAACTTATGTTATTTAACCCATCATCTACAACTTTTGTAAAACATTTTATGTGGAGAGGTAACAGTGTTCATAGCTCTGCTGCCGCTCATAGTAATTTTTCTGCTGGTTATTGTAATGTTACAGCTGCTATAGATGCTGTTCAATTTAAAATGTCTGCTGGTAACATAGACGCTGGTCAAATTAAACTCTACGGAATAGCGGATTCATAATGGCAATATCTAAATTAAATTTTAACAGTTTAAATGTAACACCAACCGCAAGTAAAGGTATTGGTTTTGATTCAGGAGCCGATGATCTTGACGCAAGTTTCAGTGGTGGCTCTATGCAATTTATTAAAAAGTTAACAGCGTCTTCTTCTGCAACTTTAGATTTTGTTCATGGTAGTGGTGGTGTTGATTTTTCTACACATAAAGAGTATGTATTTATTTTTAATAATTTACATCCGCAAACAGACGATCAAATATTTACGTTTCAAGGAAGTATAGATGCAGGTTCTAATTATAATGTAGCAATAACTTCAACAACTTTTTTTGCAAATCATAATGAAGCGGATAGTACCGCTGCTCTTGGCTATCAAGGTAATTTTGACCAAGCACAAGGAACAGGTTTTCAACAAACAAGTGGAACTACAGGTTCAGATAATGATCAATGTAATGTTGGAATATTACATTTGTTTAATCCATCTTCTACAACTTTTGTAAAACATTTTATATGTAGAACATCTATTTATTCAGCTACTAATTACGCTGTTGACGCAAATGTTGCTGGATACTTTAACACCACGTCAGATATAGACGCAATGCAATTTAAATATCAATCAGGTAACATAGACGCTGGAACTATCACCTTGTACGGAATAGCTTAATATGGTAAACAATTTAAAAGGAGTAATTTAATATGGCCTATATAGGTAGTCAACCCACAGTCGGTAATTTTCAAGCTTGCGATGCAATATCTGTAAGCGCAACTGCTACATTTAACCTAGCAGTAGGTAGTGTTGCAATCAGCCCACAATCAGCTCAACACTGTTTAGTGTCATTAAATGGTGTATTACAGGCTCCAATATCTTCTTACACAATTTCAGGCAGTACAATTATATTTGCAGCAGCACTAACAACAGCTGACGTTATTGATTTTATAACTGTTATGGGAGACACTTTAGATCTAGGTCAACCATCAGATGGGACCGTTGTTCCAGCAAGTATGGGTACAACTGCTGTTACAGCTTTAACTGCTGGTACTGGTATTACAAATGGTACAAACACAATTTACAGATCAGATGTACAAAAGTTAGGAAACATTTTACACACAAGAATTTTAATTGATTTAACAGGACTAGCAAGTTCTGGTAATGGAGACATCATAGGTAAAGCAGGTACAGCAAACTCTCACATAGGACAAATTACAGCCGCTGTTAATGGTACAGTTTTAGGTGGCAAGATAACTTGTTTCGAGGCTCCCGCTGGTGGAGACCCTGACATTAATCTTTGGTATGCAGACGAAGCTACTGGTGCGGAAGATGCTGCAATAACTAGTTTAACTAATCAAGTACAAATGTGTGATAGTGGAGATCTTGCAATTGGAACTGTTGTTGGGATTCCAACACCTCCAGCTGCTAACAAATATTTATACATGGTTACTGGCGCAGCTACAAACGCAGATTATTCAGCAGGGAAAATATTAATAGAATTTTTTGGTTACGTATAGGATTGATCTATGGCTATTAGAACAGCAGTTAATAGAGCACTAACGGAAATCACAGCGTTGCCAACAGCAGCAGCTTTGGTTAATGGCAATTTAACTTTACTTACAACAGCGACAGCATCAAGTTCTGCAACATTAGATTTTACATCAAGTATAAACTCTACTTACAATAGTTATTTATTTAAGTTTATTAATATTCACCCCTCTGCTTCTTCTGAATTTTATGTAAATTTTAGAGATGGTAGTACAGCTTATGATGCAACTAAAACTACTACTTTGTTTAGAGCAGCACATAGAGAAGATGATGCTAGTGCTACACTAGCATATGATGCTGCAGATGATAAAGCACAAGGAACTGGATTTCAAGCTCTAAGTTCATCTTCTCAAATTGGTTTAGATAATGATGAATGTTTAAGTGGAGAAATGATTTTATTTGATCCATCAAGCACAACTTTTGTAAAACATTTTATAGCAAAAACAAATTATGTAAGTAATGATAGTGTTCCTAATTTTTTAAACAGTTTTACTAGTGGTTATTGTAATGTAACTGCTGCAATAGATGGGGTTCAGTTTAAAATGGGTAGTGGCAATATAGATAGTGGAACAATGAAAATGTACGGAGTGGGGCCGAAACAATAATGCCAATTATTAAAGGTTTAGATAAATTAGTTAAATACAATGATAGATCAATTAAAGATCTAACAACTACCCCTACAGCAGCTGGAGGTGGAGGCGCAGGTGCGTTAGTTCATATTAAAACTTTAACTGCTAGTGGAGATAGTACATTATCTTTTGTAAATGGAACTGATGGTGTTGTATTAGATGATACTTACCCTATTTATAAGTTTGAGTTTATTAATATTCATCCATCAGGTTCTGGTAGTGAGTTTATGGTTGGTTTTAGAGATGGTGGAACAAATTTTGACGCTACTAACACATGTACTATATACTATGGATATAATTTTGAAAATGATGCTGGAACAGCATTTGAGTATAATACTTCAGAAGATAATGCACAAGTTGCTGGTTTTCAAAAATTAACTGGTGCAGCTCAAATTGGTACTGACAATGATGAAAGTGCAAGTGGAGAAATGACTTTATTTAATCCAAGTTCTACAACTTTTGTAAAACATTTTATATCAAATGTAAATTATGTAAGTGATGATGCCGATCCTCACTTTGTTAGCAATTATGTTGCTGGATATTGTAATGTTACTGCTGCTATTGATGCTGTACAATTCAAATTAGATACAAACAATATTCAACTTGGAACAATTAAACTTTACGGAATATCGGATTCATAATGACATTACCTTCAAATAAACTTATAACAATAAATGACCGAGGAGCTAGAGCAGCTACTACCTTTGGATCATTATCAGCGGGTGGAGCTAACATGGTTTTTATTAAAAAGTTAACAGCTAGTGCAGATGCTAATTTAACTTTTGTTAATGGGGCATCAAGTGTAGTATTAGATTCTACCTACAAAGAATATTTATTTACTTTTAAAGACATACACCCAGCAACAGATGATTCTAAATTATTTGTAAATTTTAGAGATGGTGGTACAAATTATGATGCACCTAAAACTACAACATTTTTTAGAGCACAACACAGAGAAAATGGAACCAATGGAAATTTAAGCTACAGAACAGATGATGATTTAGCACAAAGCACAGCAGCACAAGCTTTAACTATGGATATAGGAAATGCAAATGACGAAAGTGCAAGTGGTAGTCTTACGTTATTTAATCCATCGGACACAACATTTGTAAAACACTTCATGTCAAATTCAAATTGTGTTTATAGTGGAGATTATTCAATGCAAAGTTTCGCTGCAGGTTATTGCAATGTAACAGCTGCAATTGATGCGGTACAATTTACCATGGAAAGTGGCAATATAGACGCTGGAGATATTTGCCTTTACGGAATACTATAAACATGTTAATTAAACACAAAGGAGAAAACTATGCCAAGATATCACAACATTAACGGTAACAGAGTACAATTTACAGCAGCTGAAGAGACAGCTAGAGACAATGAGGAAACAGCTTGGACTAATGCTGCTCCTGCTAGAGCTTTAGCGGATTTAAGATCTAAAAGAGATGGTCTTTTAAAAGCGTATGATTGGGAAATTGTATCAGAACTTGAACAAGGTAATGCTATATCAGACGATATGAGAACTTACAGACAAGCTCTTCGAGATTTACCAGCTGGTAAAAACACTGTTGCTAAATGTACAGACGCTACGTGGCCAACTAAACCATAGTAGAGCATAGGATCACACTATGTTACAGAAGGTTAAATTTGCACCTGGATTCAATAAACAAGTCACATCAACTGGCGGCGAGAGTCAATGGGTTAATGGTGACAATGTTAGATTTAGATATGGTTTACCTGAAAAAATAGGCGGCTGGGCT